CGCGGCGCCGTGCCTCCACCTGCATCGTCGAGAGCGTGTCGACGCGCGTGCCTGGGATGCGCATGATCTGCGACGTCGACATGCTGTCGAAGCAGGCGGCGCGGAACAGCCCGCGGAAGATCTCACCCGCTTCGTGCATCTGTGGCGTGATGCTGCCGTGCGCCAGCATCAGCCCGAGCGTGTCCACGGCGCGGCGATGCTGGACTGGGCTGCCGGTCTCGGGATCCGCCTCGCGGATCGGCTCCGAGAAGCCACCGTGCTGCAGCCGCCACTTCGAGGGCTTCGCCAGATCGTCGTGCTCCGGCTTCGGCACTTTGGGCTTGCGCTTACCGGCCATCGTGGTTCTCCCCGTTGCGACGCCCCCAGCGCCGATTGGCTTCGTTGGTGATGGCCTGGCGGAGCCAGTGGTCCGTGATGTCGGCCACCGGCAGGGCAGCGACGCCGTGCCGATGCCAGGCGGCCGCGCGCATGGCGTTGACCTCGGTGTCGTTGGTCGGGCTGCGCGTGCCGCGGTCCAGGCAGGAGCGCGGCGGCTGCGGTGCGCCGTGCATGCTCATGCGCGGCCTCCCGTGGGATCGGTCGCCCAGAGCAGAAGGGCGATGGCATCCGCCTCGTTGTCGTCGGCCGGCCGGAAGCCGCGGGCCTCGATGGCGGCGACCATCTTCGCCTTGTCGGCATTGCCCTTGCCGGTGGCGTAGCGCTTGATCGTGCCGACCGGGACGCCCTCGTAGGGGACGTCGTGCTCCTCGCACCAGGCGGTCAGCGTGCCGAGGAAGCCGCCATAGATGTGGGCCGCGTCCGTCCCGGCATGGGCGCGGACCTCCTCGAACACGATCCGCGCCACACCGCCGGACAGGGCGGCGACCTCCGCCAGCCATCCGCGGAAGCGCAGGAAGCGCATGCCCCCACCCTCGAAGCGGCTGGGCTTGAAGGTCATCGTGCCCGAGGTGATGCCACCATCATGGCGGCGCAGTGCCCATCCGGTCGTGGTGCCGAGATCCAGGGCGAGGACCGCGTGGTGCGCCAGGCTGATCGTGGGCGGGAGGGCGATGGGCGGGCCGCTTGCATGGGCGGCGGGCATGGTGAGAGTCGCAACTGCCATGGTGGTCTCCGAGAGGGGATGATCCTGGTGAGGGCAGCGACGGCGCGGTTCTTGGCGGAGCTCGCCGTCGCTGCCCGGCATTTCGGGTGGGCCTGTATCCGGCGGTCCGATCGCCGGTGGCCGGTGCCGCCCCAACCCAGGACCCAACCGGGCCCAACCTGCGGCGACCTGGCAGGAAGCACTTTCACGCCAAATCAACGTGTTATGCGGGTGTGTCCCAACGTCCCAACCTGGGGCGACCTCCCCTAAACCTATAAGGAGAATGTATGTCCGCCCCGACCCAGACCTTCCGCATCTAGGTTTCAGACCCGTTGGGACGGTTGGGACGTTGGGACACCGGTCAGCAAGTGACTGAGTTTCGGTCGATTTCGCCTGACCCAACCTCAGCGCATGGGTTGGGACATGGCGGGGGCGTTGGGACATGAGCGCGGCAGCCATCACGCCCTGCCGTCCGGACGCGGGGCCCGATATCGCCACTCCCGCGTGCCGCCATCCTTGCCGGGCACGGTGGCCTTGAACCGCTCCCACTTCCTAGCCTTCAGGAAGCTGGAGACGCGCATCTGGTCTGCCCGGGTCCATTTCGCCGGCTCGATGCTAAGCGCCTGCTCCAGCACCTCGCCGACGGAGACGTCGGTCAATGGTGTCGGGCGCGGCACGTAGCGGTCCTGCCAGTCGTCATAGTTGCCGAAGCCGACATTCACGCTGCGCCGCTCGGAGACCAGCCAGCGCTCGATCAGCGCGTCCCAGGCGTCCGGCTCGTAGCGGGCCTCCTGTTCGGCTGTGGCCGAGACGATGAGGTCGCGATCCTCCAGCCACCACGGCGCGCCCGCGTTGAAGCGCGCCACAGCCTCGGCCCAAAGCTGGTCGCGGTCGCGGCGGAGCCCGTCGAGGTCGATCTCCCCGCATCGCAACGGCCAGAAGCGCCGATTGCCGGTCTCGTCGCGCAGATAGGTGTCGGGATTCACGCTGCCCGCGAAGACGCACTGCCGCGGCACGGTGACCACGTAGCGCTCATACGGCGGCCGGTAGCGATCGGAGGTGCGGGTGAGGAAGGCCTTGATGCGCGACACCTCGGCCCTGCCGATCGCGTCAAGCTCGGCCATCTCGATGATCCACACGCCACGCATCTGCTGCGCCGCGTCCTTCGAGCCGATCTCCGCCAGTTCGTCGGTGAACCACGCATCGGAGGCAAGCACCTTCAGCGCCGTCGATTTCCGGATGCCCTGCGGTCCTTCCAGGATCAGCATGTGGTCGGCCTTGCAGCCGGGACGCATGATCCGCGCGACGGCGGAGATCATCCACAGCGACGCCATGGCTCGGTTCAGCGCCGTGTCTGCGGCGCCGAGATAGGTCACGGCCCATGCGTCGAGCCGGGGCGTGCCGTCCCAGGCGAGCGCCGTGAGATAGTCCCGTACCGGGTGGATGCGGATGTTGCGGGCGACGGCCACGACGCTGCGCCCCACCACGACAGGGGGCACGTTGATCTCGTGGCGCTGCAGCCATTCGGCGCAGCGCACGTCGTCCGCGTCGCCCCAGGCCCGCGGCAGGGTGCTGGCGGCGGGCTCCCAGGGCAGGGCGCGGGTAACCAGGATCTCCTGCGCGAATTCGTCGAAGACCAGCGCGCCCGCGAACGCCGCATCGAGCGACAGCGCGGTGATCACGTTGGCCTCGTTCCGCTCCGGCGTGCCGCTGGGCTCGAGGCGCAGCAGGGCGGCCCAGCGTGGCCGGATCGGCGCCTGGTTCACATCGCCGGTGGTGTTGAAGCGGCGCCGCAGTTCCCCGAGTTGCTTCTCCAGGATGGAGATGGCGATGCCGGTCGCGGACTTGATGGCGCCGAGGACCTGGCGCTCGGGCAGTGGCTCGAGGCGCAGGGTGACGAGGCGCCCCAGCAGCTGGGACAGCGGCGCCATGTCGGGCGGGTTGGTGAGCGTGGCCGCGGCTGCCAGCAACTCCTCCGCGGTGGTGGGCGGTGGGGCCTGGTCATCTGCCGCCGGCGACGCGGCATAGTTTTCGGCCGTCACGCCATGCCGCAGGTCGTCGTTGAAGTCGTCGCCATGCAGCGGCGCGAGGATCCGGGAGGGGATGTTGGCGAGGTTCAGCTGGTCCGCCAGCGTGGCCGCGGCCTGCATGCCTGGCAGGCCAGCATCGGCAAAGATGGTGACGTGGGTGGTGCCGTCCGGCCACTGCCAGCGCCGCAGCCCATCCGCGGAGAGCGCAGCCATGGTGGGGACGCCGAAGATGGCCTGCGCGGAGAGCGCGGTCTCGATGCCCTCGGCGACGCCGATCCGCCCGTCCTCCGGTATTGGCGCGAGGGCCACCGCGCCGCCGGCCACGGGCCCCAGCATCTTTTTGCCGGGGGGCGCCTTCGCCGAGCCATTGTCCAGCAGGTAGGTGCGATGGATGCCGCCGGTGGGCTCGCCAGTGCCGTCGCGGACGAGCGCCACCATCCCGGCCCAGCCACGCTTGGTCTCGAAGTCGGGCAGGTCCGGGTGAAACAGCAGGTCGGGGCTGTCCGGCGCCTCCAGCCCGCGGCTGCGCAGATAGGTCTCGGCCACCGAGCCGGCGAGTGGCTGGCAGCCTTCCAGCAGCCGCGCCACCTCGCGGCTGTGGTCCGGTCGCGGCTCCTGCGGCCGCAGGCTGGGCGCCGGCTGCTCCATCTGGGCCAGCCGCGCGGCCTCCGCGAAGAGCCGTGCCTCGGTCAGCCCGGTCGCGTGATAGACCATGTCGATCGGCCCGGCGCTTGCGAAGCGACCCTCAAGATGCAGGACGCAGGACCCCTCGCCACGCGGGCGGCGACCCGAGAGGTCGGCGCAGCGCAGCGTCTTCCGGTCGGGCGCGCGGACCGCCTGCGGGAACAGGGCCGGCAGCCAGTCCTGCGCCGTGTCCGCCAGCCTGCGCCGCACCTCGGCCAGGTCATGCCGAACCGGCAGCACGGGGCCGGCATCGTTCAGGTCGATGAAGGCCGATGCGGTGACTGCGGGATGGGGCTCAGCGTTCATGCCAGGATCACCAGGCCCTGCTCGGCGCGCGTGATCGTGGTGTAGAGCCAGCGGCGCCGATCCTGCTCCGTGCGGCCGAGACCATCGTCCCAGACCACGACGTTTTCCCACTGCGACCCCTGACTTTTATGACCCGTGATGGCCCAGCCGTAGGTCGCTTCGGTCAGCGGGCGCTTGGTCTTCCAGTCGCGGTCGTGCCGATGCTTGTCGAAGGCGATGTGATCTTCGAAATGGCCCTTGTAGATGCGCAGCCTGCCGCGGCTGCCATCCTGCTGCGGTGGCCCGATGCGATTGCCATCCTCATCGGTCACCACGGCGGAGAAGAAGTGGCTGGCCTCGTCGACCACATCCTCCAGCGAGAGGAACATGCCGTTGATGAGCCCGAGGTCGTTCTGGTTCTTCAGGCACACAATCTTCTCGGCCGGGCCGGTCGGCAGCCAGCCCGGCCCGAAGCCGGCGGCCTGGCGCATGGCGTTGTTCAGCTGCAGGCGGGTCGCGTTCATGCCGCAGATGACCTGGCCACCGCGGAGCGCCTGTTCCGGCGTCACGTCGGATTTGCGCATCTTCCAGACGTGCGTGTCGTATTGCCCGAAGCCGATCGCCACGCCCTCGCGGGCCATGGTGGCGAGGCGGATGATGGCGCTCTCCGCAGCCTGGCGGTGGATCTCGGTGAGCATGATGTCCGGCGCATCCTTGGTGAAGGCGCCTTCGCCCTGGATGGGCGGCAGCTGGCCCGGGTCGCCGAGGACCAGAATGGGCTTGCCGAAGCTCATCAGGTCGCGCGCCATGTCCTCGCCGACCATCGAGACCTCGTCGAGCACGATGAGCTCGGCATGTGCCGCGTCGCTCTTTGGGTTCAACGCGAAGCGTGGCCGCTTCATCTCGGAGACGGCCTGGCGCATTGCCTCGATCGTCGCCTCGGCAGTGGTGCGATCAAAGCCCGAGAGCTGCCGCGCGCTGGCCATTCCTCCTCGGTCGCCTCGATGACGCTGTAGATCAGGCTGTGGATGGTGCGTGCGGGCGTGCCCTTGCGGCGCAGGACCAGCGCAGCCTTGCCGGTGAAGGTGGCTGTGACGACACCGGGCACGCAGCCCTCGCCATCGCCGCCGGCGCGATGCGGTTCGAGGTCGAGCTCCTCCAGCGCGAAGCGCAGCACCGTGGACTTGCCGGTGCCGGCATAGCCGAACAGACGGAACACCTGCTGCTTCTCAGTGTTCTGCTCGTACCAGGCGCGGATCGCAGCAATGGCGCGGTGCTGTGTGTCAGAGGGCGTGATGTCGCTGCTCATGCGGCGCTCCCAAGCTCGATGCGGTAATCCTTGATGACGCCGCCGCGGGCTTGGTCGCCCACCGCGCATTCCCGCACGAAAACCCGCTGACCATTGCTCAGCGTGCGCCAGTGCCCGCGACGGATGTGCCAGCGCGGGGAGGCGTGCGTGCCGCCCGCTGGTTCGGCCAGCCTGCGGATGTTGGCGATGTCGATCGTGGCGACCCGGTAGCTCCACCCGCTGACACCATGCTTTGCCAGCATGGATCGGCGCATCCGTGAGACCTGTGTTTCCTGGCTGCAGGCTTCCGCCATGATCAGCGCTGTCGCGCGCAGGATCATTCCATGAATCACGGTGAAGATATCTGCGTCGTTGAGAGCCTGCGCGTTCGGGTTTACCTCGCAGGTTCCCGATCCATCCGGCTCATAGCGCGCGTGGCAAAGTGCGTCGGTCCACCGCTTGCGAACGATGGTCCGCGCGAAGAGAAAGGCGTGGATCACATGCTCCCTTTCCGTGGCATAGATGACACTGGACCGAGGACCATGCTGCGCATCGATAACTTCGAAGATGACCTCGCTGTGCGGCAGCCGCAGCTGGGCGGCGCCCATCTTGCGGGTCAGGAAACCCACGTCTTCGCCGTCAAATTCGTCCTGGTCGGGAAAGACATAGATCGGCGCTGCAGCCAGTCCGCTGAGAAGGCTGCCTCGCCAGAAGGGCGGTCGATTCAGCGCGACGAGTCGTTTCAGCTCATAGGCAGAGGGAATGCCCTGGGTCACGTCATTGGTCATGCATTGCTCTCCCAGCAGCGGGCCGCGTAGGGACAGAAGCGGCAGAGATAGAAATCGGCATGGGCCGCGATGCGTGGCTGCAACTCGCCATTCTCAGCGGCGCGCAAGATGTCGACGGCGCGATCGGACAGGCGCTGCGCCTCGGCTGCGTCGAAGGGCACCGCCTCGTGGTGCAGCGCCAGCGTGTCGCGGTTCAGCGCAGTGAGCAGCGCCACCTCGAGTTCGAGGTAGGCCATGTAGAGCTGCACCTGCGCGAAGTAGATCGGCTTGGACTGGCGCAGACCGTGCTTGACCAGGTCGTTCCACGACTTCTGGCCGAGCGCTTTGTGCTCCCAGAGAGAGGGCCACCGGATGCCGACATCGGGCCCCGCGACGATGACGCCATCGGCATGGCCGCGCAGCTTTCCGCCTGCCGCGGCAAAGCCGAATTGCTCACCATCAGCGCCGCGGTCACGCAAATCGAAGCCAGCCTCGCGCAGCCACCGGATGGACAGCGTCTCGAACTGGTGCCCGGCATCGAAGATGCGCAGGATGCCGCCATCGAAGTCCCGGCCGGCATCCTTCGGCGCGTGGGCCACCTCGTAAACCAGCTTGCGGGCGCAGGCCTCGCCAATGCGGCTGCCGCCGAGATAGTCGCGCGGGCGCTGCCGCTGGTTGCGCGCGACCAACGCCGCATCGACATGCGCATTGATGAGCGCGGTGGTGTCGGCGACGCCGTGCGCGGCGCGTCCATAGACCAGGCCGGATTGGTGGTTGAGGTCGAGGATCATCGGCGTCCTCAAAAAGGAATCGGGTCGTCGAGCGGATCCCGCTCGGCGGCCTGACGCTGCATGGATGCCTGGAAGCCATCGACGCAGGCCTCGATGATGCGATCGATCTCCACCGCGCTGCGATCGTGGAACGGCGCCATGAGGTTCAGCTCCACCAGCACTTCGGCGAGGGGCCGGCGCGCATCCTTCACCGCGCGTTCCTCCATCTGCGTTTTGTCGATCACGCCGTTGGACCTCCGGCCCAGCGCGCCACCGGCCTCGCAGCACCGCATCGAGCAGAAGCGGTGATGCGGGAATTCGCCCCAGCGAAGCTCATGGATGTAGCCAAAGCCCTTCGCCTCCCGCCCGCAGAGCGCGCAGGTGAGGCGACGAACCTGATCCTCGGGCGAGCAGCCGCGCGGCGGTGGCAAGGACTTGACCGCAGCACGCGGCTGCGCCGGCCGCGTCCAGCGGCGACGAACCATCGGCGCATTACCCATTCAACCAGGAAGGGCCGCCGGCGGCGGGTGCAGACGGTGCTGCGGGAGTCGGTGCGCTGGGGCTGGCGGCAGCCGGGCGTTCCCACATGCGGGACGCCGGTGCTGCCGGCGTGGCAGCGGCCTGACCCGACCAGGCGGGCGGCGTGGCGGCTGCGGCAGCGGGCGGACGCGCCGGCCTGTTGCTGGGGGCAGCCGCGACCCCTTCGCCGGCCATGACCTTGGCGTATTCCGGCTCACCCGGCAGCACGACGCGGTCCAGCCGGTTGCTGTCGGAGTAACGCGGGTCATTCGCGGGCTCGACACGCACCTTGGCGGCGAAGGTGATGCCGTGCAGGTCGGAGAGGCCGCGCAGCAGGCGCTTGGCCTTCGCCGCCTCGCTCATATCCTGCGAGTCCAGGCCGAGCGCGCTGTCGATCATCGCCCGGAAGACCCCCTTGGAGATCTTCCAGCCGATCGAGACACCCTGCTCGTCCACCTTCCCGCCGACAACAGTGAAGGTCTGCCAGAACTTGCGTCGGATGTGCGGGCCGGCCGTGACGGTGAATTCGCAGTCCAGCATCTTCACGTCGCTGCCCTGCGTCTTCGTCGCCTTGAGCAGGCCGCGATCCGCCTCGCCCTGGCCATCCAGCCCACCCTTGCGCAGGTGCATGATGACCTTCACGAAGCTGCCGTCCGGGATGAGGTCGGAGCCGCGCGGCAATTCGGCATCGTTCATGTCGTAGGTCATGGCATCACCCCCTTGGTGGCGTTGGTGCTGGTTGCGTTGATCTTGCGGAGCAGGGCGGCGAGGTCCGCGGGCTCGGTCTCATCGAGACGGCCGGAGCGATCCTTCGCGGGCAGGGCAAAGCTGTTGCCGGCGCGGCAAACGAAGCGACGCTCGGTTCCGCGCTCCGGGTCGTATCGCCAGGCATCGCCTTCGCGGCTGAACAGCCCCATGGTGACGACCTGATCGACGATGCCGGGCAGTTCGCGCGCGGCCTTGCCGCCTTCCATCTGCGGCTGCCAGGTGACCTTGCCGAACTCGTCGGTCACCTTCTCCAGGATGCCGACCATGATCGTGG